CAAGAGGACGCAAAGAAGAAGCTGGACCGTACTCCCCAGCGTGTCGTGTCCCCGCAGCGGGGCGAAGGTGACAACACGTCGCTTGACCGAGCAACAAGCATCCGTATCGCACGCGGCGGAGACAGGGCGCAGGTACAAGCTGCACTCACTCGGCTGCTCAACAACAGCTAATCAGGAGTTGCCACCATGGCGAGACCTACCGGTACATTCTCAGTTTTTGAAGCAATCGGCATTCGTGAAGACCTGAAGGACTTCATTGCCAACGTCGCCCCCAAGGACGTGCCCTTCCAGAACATGGCGGGCAAGGCGAAAGCCTACAACACGTTTGTTGAGTGGCAGACCGACACCTTTGCCGCCGCAGCCGCCAACAGGCAGGTTGAAGGCGACAACGTCTCGGCGTTCATCGTCAACTCTGTCCCGACCGTCCGTCTCGGCAATCGCACCCAGATCAGTGCGAAGGGCATCGTCGTTTCCGGTACGCTGGAAGCCACGTCCCGCGCCGGACGCGCCTCGGAACTGGCTTACCAGATCACGAAGCAGACCTATGAACTGCGTCGTGACATGGAGTTTGCGCTGACACAGTCGCAGGCTTCAACGGCTGGTAACTCGACCACAGCCCGCCAGCTTGGTGCGCTGGAAAACCAGATCACCACGAATGCCAGCAACAACGGCGACACCGGTGGCGGCTACTCGGCGTCCAACTGGGTTGCTGTCGTTGACGGCACGCAGCGCGCTTTCACGGAAACCCTTCTGAAGACTGTGGTTCAGAGCACATTCTCTTCGGGCGGCGACCCTGACACGCTGATGGTTGGTCCGGCACAGAAGCAGGTTGTTTCCGGCTTCACCGGCAACGCCACGCGCTTCGACAAGTCGGAGGACAAGCGCCTCGTGACTTCCATCGACGTGTACGTGTCGGACTTCGGTGAGTTCCGCGTTGTCCCGAACCGTTTCCAGCGCAACCGCACGGCCTTCCTGTTGCAGTCGGAGCATTGGCAGGTTGCCTACCTCCGTCCGCTGCAGGTTCTGGACCTTGCCAAGACCGGCGATGCCACGCAGAAGGAACTGGTGGTTGAGTACACCCTGATCGGCAAGAACGAGGCCGGAAGCGGCATCATTCGCTCCCTGTCGTAATCAGTGACCCCTTCAACCTCTTGAAAGGAGACAACTGATATGGGCGTACAACTTGTGCAGAATGCCGATGGGAGCCTCACGCTGTTGGAAGACAGCGCGAATGTTCCTGTCGCGCGGTTTGGTGGGCCTCCGACTCGCGTCGGTGGTGCCAATGCCACCAATGTCAACGTGCCGAATTACAGGGGCATCATTACCCTTGTGATGCGGCTTCAGGGGCCAACGGACACGGCGGGCGGCATTGCTGCCCTCGCCAACCCTTTTGGCACCACGGTGTACATCTTGGGCGGCTCCCAGCTTGCCGTCACCACGCAGTCTGCGGGTGCTTCCACGATCAGCGTTGGTCCGGCTGCAAACGCCACCACCCTGTCTGCCTCCCTGTTCTCGGGTGTCAGCGGCGCGGCGGTAGCGCAGTTCAACTCGGTGCTGGTGCCTACGTGGTCAGCAACGCAGTTCATGACTGCGTCCACGGCAAGCGGAGCCAGTTCCGGGTTGGTTGGCTTTGTCGCCATCAACCTGCTGATTCCGTAAGTGATGGGGGGAGGCGCTTCGGTGCCTCCCTCTCCCTCTTTCCCCACGAGGAATTGACCGATGTACTCCGCTGAATTCATCAACATCGTGGCCCCCAGCGTGCAAGTCACATCGGGCGCCGCCTCTGCCTTCATCACTATTCCCAACGATGCGAGTGGCAACATGGCGAGAGCCATCCGGATTGCCACCAAGTCCAACGTTTACGTGCTCCCGCATTACGCCCCATTGGCGACTGGGTCGATCACCTTCACCGGGGTCCCCGCCAACAACGATACGATTACGGTGAACAGCACGGTAATCACGTGGAAGACTTCCGGCGCGACGGGAAATGAAGTCAACATCCAGCCAACGGCTGTGCTGAACGCGCGGGCTTTGTGGCTGTTCCTGTCACAATCATCAAACGCCAACATCCGTGCCGCATCGTATGATTGGAACACGCAGCAAGGTGACACGCAGATCAGGGTCACCGCGCGCACTGCTGGCACGGGCGGCAACTCGTTCACGCTGACTGAGTCGACTGCCAACATGACGGTTTCTGGTGCCACCCTTACCGGCGGGTCTGAGACGGCTGCGACGGCCGCAAACAGCGTGCTGATTAAGCCCGGTGAATCTTTGCTGCTTCGCTGTTACGGCATCACGGGCATGTCCTACATTCAGGAAACGTCTGCCAGCATCTTCAACATTTCACCGATTGAGGTTGGCTGATGAAGTACCTGCCCCTTGGGACTGACGGGACCGGAGCGCAGGAATTCTTCGGCATTGACGAGTACACGGGCCAGATCGTCATTAAGCGGGACTATGACGTGTCCACGGTTCTTGACGAGAACAAGCGTCGGCAAAACCTGAATGACGGCTATTCCCCGACCCGTGAATTGCAGCATGTGGCGTCCATCCCTGTCGGTGTGATCCAGCTATGGATTCAGAAGTACGGGGTGGACCCAACATCCAAGGGGCATGAAGTCCTGCTGGCGCGTCTGCTGAATGACCCGGATTGGAGATGGCTCCGGACGGGTAGCGGTCAACTCGACTTCAAGGAAAGCTGATGGCACTCGCAAACCTCACGGACCTCCAGACCTCCATCGGCGTGTGGCTTGCGCGCACTGACATTTCCACGGCTCAGATCAACGATTTTATCACGTTGGCTGAGACGGACATGGAGGTTGGGACGTACAACGGGGATGGGATGGAACTGACCCCTCCGCTTCGTGTGCGGTCGATGGAAGTCCGCACTGCGGCCTTTCCTCTGACCGGGGAGTACACGACGCTTCCGACCGGCTTCTTGGAGATGCGCGAGGTGTTTCTCTCGTCCTCCAATCCGCAGCGTCCGCTGGAGTATGTTTCCCCTGCCACCTTCGACGCCACCTACCTGTCGGCAACGACGTGGGCCAACGTCTGGACCATTGTCGGGAACGCGATACGGGTCGGCCCGGGTGCTGGCCCCGGCGACACGCTTGGGATCGTCTACTACGAGGAAATCCCGGGTCTGGTTGCCAGCAGCACGAACTGGATGCTGACCAAGTACCCGAACGCCTACCTTTACGGCGCCCTTCGTCATGCGGCGCCTTGGATCGGCGACGGACAGTTTATTGATGCGTGGCAGACCGGTTTTGTGTCCGCCATTCGTGGCCTGATCCGCTCTGAGCGTCAGAGCATGTGGTCTGGTCCTTCGATGGTTTCCCGGCCGATAGGTGTCACGGTGACATAATGAAACAGCCGTTTGGAGAGTATGCGCCTGATGCCCCGCCCGACATTTCCATTGTCGTTGGCGGGAAGAATGTTTTTGTCCGGCCCGCAGGCTCTTACGGCCCAATGACTTCCTTTGCCGCTTCGATTACCGCCATCACGTCGCGGGCGCAGGGGGCATTTTATTCGATTGATACGAGCGCCAACACCGCCGTTTGGTGCGGGGACGCGACAAAACTCTACCGTCTGGCTGGTGCCTCCACGTCTTTCTCGGATGTTTCCAAGGCTGGCGGCTACACGACCGGCACGAATGAGTTTTGGAATTTCATGCAGTTTGGCAATCGGGTCATTGCCACCAACTTCACGCAGCCAATTCAACAGTATCAGTTTGGCGTATCGTCCCTGTTCTCTGACCTGTCTGCCACCGCGCCCAAAGCGCGCGTGATCCAGCCGGTAGCGAATTTCGTTTTCACGGCCAACACGTCGGACGGGACTTTCGGCGCCCAGCCGAACCGGTGCTGGTGGAGTGCCATCAACGACCCGACCAACTGGCCTACGCCTGCCACCAGTGCGGCTGCAGCGGTCCAGAGCGGTTTCACGGACCTGTCTGGCAACGGCGGCTTCATTCAGGCTGTAGCGCCTCGTGTGGGCGCCTTGGACGCCATCATTATTCAGGAGAGGCAACTGGTGCGCTGCCAGTATGTCGGCTCCCCGGAAGTGTTTTCTTTCCAGCCGCTGGAGAATGCGCAAGGGACCCCTGCGCCGCAGTCTGTGGCGGTCCATGGCGGCATTGCGTACTACCTTGGCGACGACGGCTTCTACGCCTGCGACGGCTCCCAGAGCCTGCCCATCGGGGCTGGCAAGGTGGACAAGTTCTTCTATCAGGACCTGAATCAGGCATTCACGTACCGGGTTCAGGGCGT